TCGCTAAAATACCACCATGGTGGACGGGCGATCCTTTTGCGGCGGGGCCAGTGAAGGTAATTTCGCGCGACCTGCTGACACCTCGGCGCTTTGATTTGTGTGTAAAATGGCGGTACTTCCGTCATCTGCTGCATGGCAATGATCCACAATCGGAAAAAGTCTATCGCTGGCACGTCGCCAGCCGCAAATCTGCTAATGCCAAAATCCGTCTTGGTACGGACAGTAGCAAACCCGAGGTGGACGACTATGTCAGCGCGGCTCAATCCCTTCTGCAATCTATGCAGAAAAATGGGTTTCTGAAGGAACACGCTTTTGCCATTGACCCCAATGGTGAAATTCTAAGCGGGGCGCACAGATTATCGTGCGCGCTTGCATTGGGGATTGAACATGTCTGGGTTGAAAGAAAAACCAAACTGGTCTGGCCCCCGAAATGGGGGCTCGATTGGTTTAGGGAAAACGGTATGGCTGACATAGGCCTATCGGAGCAGCGTTTGACGGTCGATTATAGCAAGATCGAACGCGGCACAGCCGCCGGTTAACAGTTACAAACAGACCTCCTTACAAATAGGCTTTTATGTCCACAGAAGCAACTCTGGCGGACTTAGAGGCGCTTGAGCGTTTTATTGACAGCCTCACGCCAGCTAAGCGCAGAGAACTGGAAAAAATACCAGAAATCAGCGCAAGGATGAGTCGTTGGCAGCCTAATCCTGGCGCGCAGACGCAAGCCTACTATTCTGAAGCTGACGTACTGCTGTATGGCGGGCAGCCCGGCGGAGGAAAAAGCCAGCTTATCCTTGGGCTGGCTTTTAATGAACATCAGCGTTCTTTCATCATGCGCCGGGAGTACGGCGATTTAGAGCGACTGATAGAGGACGCATTGAAGATCCACGGGAGCCGCGATGGATACAACGGCTCGCCGCCGCCGCGACTTCGGGTGAATAAAAACCAAGTGATTTATTTCCGTGCGGCGCATCGTGTCGGTGACGAGCAAGGCACGATGGGGCAGGGCCGTGATCTGCTTGGTATTGATGAGGCAACGCAGTTTGCAGAAAGCCAAGTCCGCTTCCTAATGGGGTGGGTGCGTACTGAAGATCCCAATCAGCGTTGCCGCACTGTGCTGGCGACCAACCCGCCGCTTCAAGCTGAAGGGCTTTGGGTGACTCGAATGTTCGCGCCATGGCTTGATGGAAAGTTCCCAAAACCGGCCTTGCCGGGCGAACTCCGCTGGGTAGTTTCCGATGCCGATGGCGCCGACGAATGGGTTGATGGTCCTGATGATTTTCGCAAGGTTCACGGCAAATGGATTAAACCGATGTCGCGGACCTATATTCCGGCATCGACGCGTGACAACCCATATTACGTTAACAGCGATTACGAACGGCAGCTTGATGCAATGCAAGAGCCGTATCGTTCGTTGCTTATGGGCGGTTTCAAGACACAGTTCCGCGATCAGGACAAGCAGCTTATCCCGTCAAGTTGGGTTAAAGCGGCCCAAGAACGATGGAAGCCAGACGGCAACAAAGAATACGAAATGACCGTCATGGCTTTGGATCCGGCCGGTGGCGGGGCCGACGCGGCAGTGCTGTCTTGGCGACACGGCAGTTGGTATGCGCCACTCGTATCATTGAAGGGCGAAGCGACTGCTGATGGTTCGGCTATGGCGGCAAAAATTGTCACGCATCGCCGCGCTAATGCGCCCGTAATCGTCGATGTCGGCGGCGGGTATGGCGGCGATATTACGCTGCGGCTGAAAGAAAACGGCATCCCGTATCAGGGGTTTAATGGTGCTGCAGCAGCGTCGTCAACAACCGCAGACGGCATTCGTTTCGTTAACGCCCGGTCTGAGGCGTGGTGGCGGTTGCGAGAAGCACTCAACCCGGATCAGGAAGGTGGTGCCGTCATTGCGCTGCCAGACGATCCCGAGCTGCTCGCCGATCTTACGGCGCCAACCATCGAAGTTCGTATCAACGGCATCCAAATTGAATCCAAAGACAACATTCGCAAACGCCTCGGTCGGTCACCCGATAAAGGTGACGCGGTGGTGATGTGTTTGGCCCCCGGCAACAAAGCAATCAAACGCAGGCTCAACGGGCGAGGCCTCAAGCCCAAAGTCATTCTGGGCTACCAAGCATCAAAACAAAAGCAGCGGAGATCATAAAATGACGGCTCTTTTTTCTTCACCAAAAACCGCCACACCAAAGACGCCTCCGAAACAGCGCATGCCAACTCAAACATCGACCGATGTAGCCGACGCTGTTAAACGGCGCCGCGAGATGCAACGCCGCCGCGCGGGACGAGACTCCACCATTTTAACTGATAGTTTATCGCAAATAACCGGTTCAAGCGGTGACAAACTTGGCGGGTAACGCACGTGGATTCTAGAGCAAAAGAGCTTTTAAGGCTTGGTAATCACCTTTTTGATAACAAGCGGCCTATTGACTCTTTAAACCAAGAGATCGCGCTGAATTTTTATTCGCAGCGCGCAACGTTTACAAATATACGCACCGAAGGTGCAGAAACAGCAAACCATCTATTTTCTTCATATCCCGAACGCGCGCGGCAGGAGTTTGGCAATGCGCTGGCTGAATTCTTGCGTCCAGGTAACTGGTTCCAAATTCATGTCAACGATACTGCAATAGACTCCGGTCTTGCTGAGCGCCGTTTCTTGGAAATGCTGACCGATGTCCAATGGCGCGCCATGACCGATTCAGTTACGAATCTCATCAAGGCGACCAGGCAAACCGACCACGACTTGGCTGCATTTGGAAATGGCGTATTGAAATACGGCGTCAATCAAGATGCGTCTGCTTTATTGTTTCAAAACTTCCATTTGCGCGACGCCGCTTGGATGGAAAACGTTAAGACGCAAGTTGACTGTATGCATCTGAACTGGAACCCAACAGCAAAAACGTTGGTTGAAAAGTTTGGAAACAACGTAAGCTCTACTGTTAAAAAATTATACGACAAAGAACCCTACACGCGCATTCCCTGTCGGCATGTCGTAATGCCGAGCCGACTTTATCGGCATAAAACAAAGAATGGGAAAGAGTTTAAGTACGCTTCCTTGTATTTTGAAGTAGATTCCGGCGTAATCTTAGAAGATGTTGGCCAAAACTACTTTGGTTACGTTGTGCCACGCTGGCAAACCGTCTCTGAATCTGTTTACGGCGTATCAATGGCGACAAGTGTTTTATTGCCAGATTCACGAACTTTGCAAGTGATGATGCGCACGCTTCGTGAAGCAGGCGAAAAATATGTTGATCCGCCTATGGTTGCCGTTATGGATGCTATTCGTGGCGACCTCGCGCTTTATGCAGGCGGTGTCACAACGGCAGACATTGAGTATGATGAAAGGCTGGGCGATGTTTTGCGGCCGCTCACGCAAGACCGTGGTGCGTTTCCCATTGGTCTAGATTTGGCAACCGCGTTGAAAGAGGATATCCGCTCAGGGTTCTTTTTAGATAAGATGCAGTTGCCGGAGACCAGCCGCGTCATGACGGCGACTGAGGTGCGCCGCCGCATTCAGGAGCATATTCGGGCTGCGGCTCCCATTTCCCGCCCAATCCAAGAAGAATATAACGACCCATTCTGCCAAGGCGTTTTTGATGTCTTAAGCGCGTATGGGGCGTTTCCGCTTAATGAAATGCCGGAATCTCTTGATGGCAAGGATATTGAGTTTAAGTTTCGATCGCCGCTAGACCAATTGGAAGAGCAAAACGCGGCTGAAGTTTATATCGATGTCCGCGATCGTATTTTGCTACCAGCGGCTCAGATTGATCCTGCTCAAATCGCCAATGTGGATTTAACAACGGCGACACGCGCAGCCATGAGTGCATCAGGCTGGAAAGCAGAATGGTTTGCGCCTGAAGAAAATGTTGCAGCACGTCACGAACAAACGGCGCAAGAGGCCGAAGCCGCCAAGGCAATGCAACAAATTAGCATGGCGGGCGCAACTGCGGAGCAAGGCAGCCGGGGCATCGACGCAGTTTTAAAAGCGGGAAACGCTCTGGAGCAATAGATTATGCCGCCAACTTCGAAATCGCCGCGAGCACGTCGTGAAGTATGGCATCCGCCACTCTATAGCGATCGTGAAATTCGTGCCGTCCAGGCTCTTGCTCAATATGCACAATCCGCAACCATAAAGACGGATGATGCGGTGCCGCCACCTTCCGCTTTAGACTGCAAACTAGCGCTTGACTGGATCATCAACATGGCAGCAGCGACGTACGACAATGGCTTTGTCGCCAACGATCCTAACGGCCGAATAGCGGCATTTATGGACGGGCGTCAGTTTGTTGGCCAGCAGCTTGTCAAGCTGATGAAGCTGAAACCGGAACTGTTCAAAAAGAACATCCGGGAACCTTAGAAAACCACACTTTAACGGATGCACCCCATGCCTGCTGCAAAAACGAAAGAAATGAACGATTACAAAGCCGACTCGGATCTTCGCACGCTTATCGAAGCCGAAAAAATAAAGAAGGATAAAGCGCGGCATGCGGCTGCAATGAAAAAACACGCCGAACTAATGTCTGCTGTTGAAAAGATTAAAGAAGGGTCCAAATGAGCGAAGTAGAAGTAACAGAGCCAACAGAAGGCATTCCTGCGGAGGATTTGGCATTTCTGGCTACAGAAAATAACAGCGACACCGAACCCTCTACTTCCTCAGTTGCTCCACCTGAAGACAAGTCCGATGTCGCTCCCAAACCAGCAGCCTCCCAGGAGACGCAAGGCGGCGAAGCTCCCCGGCCAAAAATGCTTTTGGCTGCCAGCGAAGATGCTGACGCCGACACTACTGCTGAGAATCCCGAAGATAATAAGCCCTATTGGCCGGATGATTGGCGCGAAAAGTTGGCCAATCAAATTTCCGCTGGAGACAAGAAAGCATATCAACGGGAGCTGAACCGCTTGAAACGCCTCGCTGATCCCGCGGGCGTATATGGCATGTACCGTGAGTTAGAATCCAAGTTCACAGGCGGCGGCCTGATCAAGGTTCCGGGCGATGACGCTTCTGAAGAAGACATTGCGAACTTCCGTAAGGCGCTTGGTGTTCCTGAGAAACCTGAAGATTACTTGAAGGATATTAAGTTAGACAATGATGCCGTAATCGGCGATGCGGACAAGCCGCTGGTAAACAGCTTTGCCGATGCGCTTCATAAGGGCGGTGCCACGCCAGCCGCCATGAATGCCGCGCTTAACTGGTATTTCCAGCGTCAGGAAGAACTGGCAGCGGAGCGCGACCAAGCCGACGATGATTTCCGCCGCGCGTCTGAAACAGCTTTAAAAGAGCATTACGGTGCAGCGTTTCAACGCACCCGAAATGCAATTACGCCTTTGTTTGCAACTGCGCCAGGCGGGACAGACATACGCAACGATGAAAGTCTGTATGCGCGATTGATGGCGGGCCGCATGGCTGACGGCAGCATTATCGGCAACGATCCGGATATGGTCCGCTGGCTGGCTGGGCTCGCAAATGAGGTCAATCCTGCGGCCACGGTTACTGAGGATGGCGATATGTCTGGCAAGTCCATCGATAAGGAACTTGAAGAGTTGGCCGAACTCAGAAGCACAAACTCGAAAAAGTATTATAGCGACGCTGTTCAAGAACGTGAACGTGAACTGATAGCTGCTCGCGAAAAGATTCGGGAGAAATCTCGATAAACCTTGCTGTGGATTAGCAGGCAACCCGATTTATTCGGCCCTGCGATCATAGCTTTCCCTACCGTTTGTGAAGCCCTGCTGGGCAGTCTAGCGGCTCTCGCCTTTAGGCGGGACAACCCGCACGCCTGTCGGAAGTAGGCAACCGGAACGACGGCATCTCCAATTCAATGAATGAGGTGCCAAATGGCAGAATCTGCAGCTCAAATTCAATATAGGCAGCAATTGATTGCCGAATTTGAGGAAGGAATGTCATGGCTTCGTCGGACAACGAACAACGAAGTCGTGGTGAAAGGCAACCAAGCGACCTTTGCGGTTTCAGGTTCAGGCGGGGCTACAGCTACCACACGTGGCATTAATGGCTTGATTAGTGCACGAGGCAACAGCCTTAGCCAAGTAACCGCGACATTGAGTGAGTGGCACGCCCTTTTCCGGATCACGCGATTCAATGCGTTTCAAAGCCAGGGTAATCTAAAAAAAGAAATGCAGAAATCAACGCGCAATGTGCTCAACCGGCGCATTGATGCTGACATTATTGCTCAACTGGATACGGCGAGCACTAACCTTGGTGCGGCAACGACAATGTCATTGGCTGTAGTGGCGCAGGCTTTGACAACGCTTGGTGAAAACGAAGTTCCCACCGAGGAAGAAGACGCTATGTGGGCGGTCATGACGCCCGCAGTTCGTGGCTATCTGATGCAAATCCCTGAATGGATTTCAGCGGATTATGTGGAAGTCAAACCACTTTCTGGACCGGCTCTGCGCGTCAAACGGTGCTGGGGATTCAATTGGATCTTCCATCCCAAACTGACGGGCGTCGGAACGGCAAGTGAAAAATGCTACTTCTATCACCGCGATGCGATGGGGAGTGCTTTTGACTCCGACAATCTGCAAACTGCATACGGTTACGATGACGAGCAAGATTACTGGTATTCGCGCGCCTCGTCATTTACCGGTGCGGCCCTTTTGCAACAAAACGGCATTTTGCAGTTCTTGCATGATGCTTCTGGGATTTAAGGGGGGCTAACCTATGGGACAC